TTTTATCTCTATTGGTATTTAGATATTCTCTGCATCTTTCTTTTAGCAAAGTTGTTTTTATTAAATGCCAAGTATCTCCAAAAACAAAGCAATAGTAATCTGCTTGAGTTGTGCTTATTCCACTTGGTTTATTTCTGCTTTCATATTCAACAAATACATTCCCGGTAGTAAGTGCTTGTAAATCATATTTTACCTCAATTTTAGCGTCTTGAAAAATAGCACCCAATTCTTTTTCTTTTACTTGCCCTACTTGTAAATCATATTTAAAGTCATTGTTATAATTCATAACTGAATGCTTGTAAATGTTTTAAAATTATCGGCTATTTCCTCAATACAGAAACCTCTGCGCCCATCTGCAAAGTTCGTTTGCACCCAGTCACTCGCTGGAGATAACGCCCAATACACATTGTACTCGAATTTAGCGTGAGATGTATCACGAATTAGCTGGTGTTTATCGCCAAACTCGCACACAATCCTATACTTATGTAAGTCGTGCTTGTCAATATAGCGATTTATGTGTGTTTTTGCTTTGTCATCTGGCTTGGTGTTAAATCCGAACTTCATATGCTTCTCATCCTTTCCGTGACTGCAAATAAAACACCAATTCCCCACAAAGTAATGACTGATAAAATCGTTAAATATCTCGTATTTTACTTCTGGTAATAAATAGCTTAAAACCTCTTTAACGTGGATGTTTACTATTTTGCTAAATGAACCACTATGGTTATCATTAGTGACATTATAGAACTCCAATGGCACTCCAAACTTCGCCAATCGCTTGGCTAACTCTATTTTGAACTGTGCGCCTACCTTAAAGGCTTCTTCATTGCTCATATTTTGGTCAAGTATATGACCGCCACGAGTTGTCTTTGCATCCCAGCCATCCATAAAATCGCCATAGTCAGCCACTATTATTTTAGATTGTCCGTTAAACTGTTCGCCTACATAGTAAACTATTTTTTGTAGTGCATCCATTAACTGGAACTCGTTCCATTGTCGCAGTCCGTAGAGATTCTCTGTAATGTTTAAACCAACGTGAACATCTGTGTAAGTTACCTTTAACACTTTATTGCTCGTAGGAGTTATTTTAGGCACGTTTAAAGCCTTTAAATTAACTTCCTTTAGTGTTTGCTTTATTAAATCTTTATTTAGCTTAAAAAGCGCCTTATTTTGGCTTTCTTTGGTGTAGATTTGCCATTGTTGACCAGTAGTTACGTTGGTGCTTAATCGCGATAACTCCAAGCCATCCGGAACATCTACTAAATTTGCTTGTTGTAGCTTTTCAACTCGGCTTATGACATTACCTTGCTTGTCGTATTTTCGCTGGGTTTCTACAAAATCTCTGTGGGTGTAGTAATACTTATTGAGGCTCTTGTGATGTAAACCAGTAAGTTCAGCTACTCGCTTGAACCATTTATTGTTACTCTCATTTGCTTGTCTTGGATAGGTGCTTAATGCTTTTCTGCAATCCATTGTTTTGTTTTTTTGTAGAATTCAAACAGCCTATTGTAGTAAAGTAGAAAAGTGCTGTTGTTCGGATTAGATTCTAAAAAGTTAATGTGATTTTCAACAAATCTTTTTGCATCTAAAATAGTGCCACTACCTAAATGCATACCATCGTATTGTTTTAGGTTTAACTGGCTTAACTTGTCTTTTAATTCGTGTAGTTTCACGCTTTAAATATAATGTATTATTTGTATTTTTCTATTAGGTGTTTATATTCGGGAATAGCGTCGTAACTGGGACATTCTTTGATTCTTTCCCAGCTATCCACCTTGCCGTTTAGGTTTTTATCTTCGCTTATATCCCTATGTCCTAATATTTGAACATCGCTTATGCTTTGAAATTGTTTAAGATATAGTAAAGCATTTTCAATCTCACATATTAAGCCTTCTTTCTGCGCTTCTGTGCGACTATCTTTTGCCTTTTTTACGTTTGCTCTATCTACTCCCCCAATGTAGCAGATATGTATGCTTGTGCTATTATATCCTTTAACTCCGTTAGTCACTTGTTCGTATGGTGCTAACTGAAATACCTCGCCATCTTCAGCGATTATACGATGATAGCCAACTGACTTCCAGCCAATAGACTTCCAATGTCGCTTGATGCTTTCTACATCGCCAAACCCAGCCGAACAATGTATAAAAATGCGTTTTATTATTCTCATTTAAATCGTTTACTCCACCATCTGCGGATAAATAGTGAAATTACCAAAATGGTAATGGCAGTAAATATACTCGTGATGCTTCGAAATATCTCTTGAGCATAAAAGTTAGTAGAAATTTGAAAAGGTAAAGTAAAGTAAACGCCCATTCCAGTTGAAATAGTCAAGCAGACATCCACTATCTTATTCTTAAAACTTTCCGTTTGTAGTGATTGTATTAACAAAATTGCACCTAAAATTACTTTATCCATACCGCCTATTTTTGTGCGTTTCTAATTAGCTTCGCTTTCTTCAATATTACTTCCAGTACCCACCCAAACGACAAACCAAATATGTAATAAATGTACATCGGATTTTCAGTTTTCATCGCATCGGGTAAAAAGTTTAACCCCAGCCAATGCACCAAATCTTCAGTAAATACGATAATAGGAAAACACATCAAAAAAAAAGAAATAACGGAGTTGTAATTATCCAGCCACCAAAACTTCCAAGACACCTCTAATGGTGTACGTTCCGATTCTATATCTCTAATCGTAAATTGAAACCACTTACTGGTCACAAACGCTAACAAAAGAAAAAAGAAAGCAGCCAAAATAAAGCTACTTTCTATTCCATTGGTAAAGTAATTTGTAACGTAAATGCTATCCATTACATTATAATTATCTTGTTTATTATTTGGTCATCCTTTGGCTCTCCTTTCCACAAAGTCGGTTTGGTGTTATCCAAGTAAGTAATCATTTGACGTTTATACTTGGTCGCCATATTCATGGCCTCACGCTTGGCGAACTCTACGTTTGCTATCTGCTCGTTACTACCTTGTGCCGTTTGTGCGCCTTTATTACCAGTTTTAATATGATTAGCTTTGCTCAAGTATGCTTTTACATTATAAGCTATGTAAGGCTTTAAATAAGTGCCTATAAGAGTAGTATAACTTGCTGGATTAGCTACCACATCATCGTAAAAATCAGCACCAAACAAAGACAATACTTGCTCCCATTCCACTAATTGGATAAGGTTATCCTTTACTGCGTTTATATCAAACGTATTGCTAAATGCTAACGCTTTTATCTCTGCTTTACTCGCTATCATTTCCTACTATTATTTTAGCTTGTTCCTCGTCCATTCCCATCATCATTAGCAACTCATATACTGCTGCTTCGCCTATTATATCCTTTTTTTCCAATAGCACAGTAATAGCCGCCAAGTCGTTAACTACGTTCATCGGCGATTGATTGTTAAACATTACCTCGCCCTCGTATGCAGTACCTTTAAATGCTTTTTGTAAGGCTTCCATAATGATGTCTTGCTCGTTTCTAATCAATCTCTCGGCAAGTTCCCACTCATTCCGCAGTTGTTGATTGTTGCCAAGTACACCTGCACTCTCTAAACCTGCCAAACTTCTAAACCAGCTACAAGCTTTAACGATGTTGTTTTCAACCAACTTTTGCAACTCAATAAAGCTGCCCTCTTTTTGCATTGGGTAAGTAATGTATTCGGGTGCTTCAACATCTCCGCTTTTCGGTACGATTAAACTCTTACCGCTTCTGCCTTGACTCGTTCCTTTTAGCTGACTTTCTAACTTTTGTTTCTGTCGTGCTAAACCTTTTTCAGCATCTCCATTCGCATCGGTAGTATCTCCAAAGTCAAACATCAAAATGCTTGACAAAGTTACTCCATTCTCGAACTGATTAGCGTTATATTGCCCTATAAGACTCTCTACTTGAGCATCAAAAAATGCACCACTCCACATAGGTAAAGGGTAATCAATCATTCCGCTTTCATATTCCATAATAGGAATAATCGTTCTGCCCTCTTCATCGTAGTTTGGGTATAATGTGCGCTCTATTGGGCGTATTCTCGTATCGTTCCAGTCTTTGCTGATTGCTACGGCTTCGGGTTTTTCCCCGAAATACTCCATAAATCGCACTTGACTTGCGTCTAAATGATATACAAACACCTCGCTACCTTTACGGATTGCTTCAATAAAGCCATAGCCATACGTTCTGCGGTCTTTAGCTACTCGTTTAGCCAACTCAAACCAGTTGTAGTACTTATTTAAGTCCTTTGTTAACTTGCGCTCTAACTGCATATTCTCAGTCAATAACGCACCATAGCTAACGTATTCGGCAAACGAGTTAATTACCGCTTTCAATGTGCTACTTTCTTTGGCTAATTTAGATACCTTTTGCGGAAATAGATTGTTGTCAACTGTGCTGACAATTCTTAATCCTTGTTTAGTAACTATCTTCTGCTTATCTGTGTAGTCGGGTAACTGAATGACGTTATTCGTTACTTGAAAGCTGCTTTGTTGACTTTTTCTTGGATGGTTTTTTATTTTCTTCTGCACGTTCTATGAATCTAATCAGTTTGGTAAATTGTGGTAACAAGCTATACTTGTAAATTAACTCCGCTGAAAGGGTGTTAGTGTCAAGGATACCAAAACCCTTGACACCAATTTTTTGCCCTTTATACTTCTTCTTAAAAACCCACATATTAAACAGATGTTGCTGCTACTAATTCTGCTACGATTGCTGGAACAGTTGTAGCTGGAACAGTTGCTCCGCTAATACCGCTCAATACACGCAAGAATTCGCCTTGCTCTGCCATCATAGTAAATGAGAATAAGTTATCGTCTGCTTTTGCTCTACCACTTGTAGACTCTGCCGACATAAACGCTGCGAATGCCTCATCTGCAAACTCCTCATCGTAACCAATGAATAACAATCTGTCGCCATCGTACAAACGTGCTACCATATACTGCTCACAAGAGTCTTTAATTGCTTGTAATTCTTTACGTTGAGTGCTTGTTGGATTAGCTACTGCAAAGTTAACCTCTACTTGGTTACTTCTTTCCATTGCTTCAGTTACTTCACATTCTCCACGCTTGAAATTGATTTTACCAAAACCAACACCAGCCGAAGCGAACAC